GTGGCAGAATCTGATAATGAACCATTCAATACTGTAGATTGAATGAACTTAGACTCATCATAAAAATTGATGTCCTTATATTTTGTGATATTATGAATAATATCAAGAGGTTGACCTGGAGATTCTAGCTGCTCGTAATACTTACCTATAAACTTTGAAAAAAGTTCGTAGGTATCAGAAATAAACCCAGGTAACTGACTTTCAATTAGGGTTGAGATTTTTTTAGTTTTAGCAGCCATTTAATTACTCTGGTAAAGCAGTGAATGTACTCTTAGAAATATCGACATCAAGGTAGACATTACGAATAGCATTTAAATCATTATTAAATGGTTTTACCCGAACTTCAATTCTATTATCCGAAAAAGTTCCTTTAATTATCGTTAATGAAGGGATTTTGATTTCTCCTTCTTCATAATCAACTGTACCGATTTCGGTGTTCAGAATAATCTTTTCTGAACTTAAACGATCTAACTTATATAGGACCAATTTACCATCGTTATCTTCAAAATACACGGTATCATTGGGATATTCACTAACAGTAAATCCTGTAGTAGCGATTACGGGACCATCACAATCACTGTCAAATTTGTTCTGATAACATAACTCATAATATGAATCTGTGTTGATTAAAGGAGTAAAATCCTTTCTCATCTTAACAGTAGTCATATTTGAATTAATTGCCCTATCAGCATCATCAATTACACCGGCAAATTTACTATATCTAAACTTACCGTTAAACTTTTCTGTTTCTGATTGCTTTAGATAATCAGTTACTGAATTAATTACCTTTGATTTAATTTCTTCAGGTTTTTGTGTTGTTTTTGAACGAGAATAGAATACTTTGCTCGATAACTCAACATATAAAATTGAAGGATCTACAATTACTGGTGTTACAGATCCAACCATGTATGGTTTTAATTTTCTTACAATATCTTTCTTTACCGAAGAAGGAATGGCAGAAGAGTTTTCTGGTTTGATTACAATCTTAACTACACCGTACTCTGGGTTTCTTTCTTCTTCTCCACCATACGTAATAACATCAGCAATCGATGTGTAAATGTTTCTTCCCTTGATGATAGCAGCATAGTCGTCAGCGGTCACTGCTCGGTCCTGTGTGCCGAAGTAACGTGGAGCGTTGAACTTTATGCTGGAAACACTTTCAATCGCTTCACCGCCCGTAGAGGGGGTGTTCAGCGAGTTAAGCATTGAGACCGAAGTTGCAAATCCGATGTTGCCATCATTATCTTGTAAAACACCACCGAAGGTAAATGTTTTTGCTCCGTTTGTGTCTGGTCCGTTTGTAATTAGATAACTTACTTCTACTACTTCTAAATTCTCTAACTTTCGTCCAATTACACCATCACCAAACTTGATTTCATATCTCTCATTATCAATTTCTTCAATAAAGTAAACTAAATCACCAGAAGACACAGATAAAATATTTTCGGCAAGTTCATAATCAGAATATGTTGTGCTGTTTGCCGACTCAAATACTCTTACACGAACTGAAGAAATATCAACCTGAGGATTGTCAATAATGTATTTCTGATTCTTTAATGATGTATTTACTGTATAGTTATTGGTAATCAGTCCTCCTTCATATACAGGAATGTCTCTGAATGATGCTATACCATTAACTACAGGGGATTCTTGATTCTCTCTGGCGATATACTGATATAACTCATCATCAAAAATTGTATTGAATCCAGTTCCTTTCTTTAAATAGATGACATCAGGAGAATTGCCGGTGAAGACAACATCAAAATTTACATAACTTACGGGTGCCGTAATTGATTTTGGTTTGTATCCTAATTGCTTTGCTAATAGAACTACATTGTCTCTAAGTGTAGCGGAAGACAAAAATAGTTCATTCGCCACCATATTGGTGTTAAATGCTGTATAATATGTGTTATATGCTAAAAGATCAATTAAAACACTTAAGGTTGAACCCTCAAAGTCATAATCTGTAAAATCTGACTGAGCTCTTAGATATTCGATTAATACTGTCTTGATTTCATTGAAATCTAGATTATTAAGTTGAGCGTATGCCATTTATCGTGTTCTCTCTAAGAATAGTGCGATCGTGATAGGTTCATCCTGTCTGCCGACATACTCAAATGTTAAATCAACTTCAAATCCATTATCTTCATAGTTTGGACGTGTTTCAATTTCGAGAATCTTGATTCTTGGTTCGTATTTTTCTAATGTAAACGTGATCCTATTATTGACTTGAGCAGCAGTACCATAGTCAAGTGGTTCAAATAACAATGATCTAATACCAGATCCAAGTTGATTATTAAATAATCTCTCCCCTGGTTCTGTAAGTAACAAATTAATAATTGCTTGCTTAATAGCAGCCTCATCCTTTAACGTAGTGAGATCACCGGTTACTGGATGAGGCTTAAATGAAATATTCAGATCTTTTAATGTCTGAAATGTTGGCATGTTACTGTTTTATTAATTATTTATCACTCTGCCCAACGTTCCAAGAAATCATCAAAATGATCCAATCTTGATAGTCTTTTTTTCTTTTCTTTTCTTGCTTTTTCTAAAAGTCCATCAGCATCGGTTTCTGTAATTAGTCTCATACCAGAATTTAAAAAATCTTCACTTTTATCAACCTTACTGTTGCCCATGAAAAAACCTCCTTAAAGAACTACAATGTAGAACTTTTAAGGAGGTTGCTATCTCAACCATATTTATCGACCCTGACCCCGATAACGCTTTCGAGCATTATTTCGAGACGTAGAAGCATATTTTGTATGCTGACCAGACCCTTGCCGAGTTTTTTTCGGTTTGGACTCGATGTGTTGAGCCCCAGTAAATGATGGACGCTTTGCCATAAAACCTCTCAATTGACTCCCTGATTATACCACCATCAATCCAGCAATGTCAAGGATCCACCTATCGTCACAGTGCCCCCTGAGACGCCAGCTACGGTGCCTGCTGGTCCAAATGGACATGACAGTAGACTTTGACCGGCAATCGCTATTGGAGCGCCATTTACGAGCACTGTGGGGATCCCTGTTGCTATCTGGTCTGAATGAATGTCAGGTGGAACTAAATTGGCAAAATGTGGAAATGTTATGTCGCCAACCTTATGTACTGGTTTACCATCAATAAACACATTTACTGAATGTCCGGCAGCAGGAAGATATCCAACAGGAGCATATGGTCCATGCCCTGATGTATTATCCCCTACTTGATATAATGCTGGTTTAAATGCCATTGTTACAATATACTCCTTGATATTCCTGTGTACTGTTGAGAAAATTTTAATCTGTTCTCAGCATACTTACGATTGTTCTGTACTGTCATATGAAATTCATACGGAAATACTCCCGCTGAACTTGTTAACGTAATCGTAAAGAAAAATCTTAGTTTCTTAAATTTAGTAGCATCATATTTGATAATATCTCCAAATCCACCAAACAAATATGATGCTAATTTTGGTGACTCGAATTTATTGGCATCAATAATACTCTCTGGAAAAAATGTGTCCACATTCACTGATGATGGTAATAGTACAGCAAATTCATCAAATTTTATAGGATCGAAAAACGGAAACTCTGACTCATATTGCTCAATCGGTACATAGAAAAATCCATCCGATGAAAATTTAGTTATAGCATCCAAATATCTTACATACAAAGCACGATCAGTATAATTACGCTCCGTAAAATATCCACTGATGACTCCGCCTCCGGCGAAGCCGGATACCGAGATCCGAGGTTCAATAGAACTTCCACCCTGATTCATAAAACTTGGAATTGTCCAATATTTACTCACAGGTGGTTCCCATATCTCACCATCACTTAATTGATCCTCTACAGGCTCAAATGGATCCTCACATAAACAACGAGTTGGTCCAGTAATTGTGACAACTGGTACTGTCTCTAATGGTATCGTAGGTATCGCTGTAAATGCTAACTGAAATGGTTGGTATGTTGAGATGTAATTCGCTCCAGGCGATAAATCTTCCGCTAATGCTGCTAACCCAAATACCGGAAATGGCGCTAACTCGAATGGTGCTCCGGGTACTTTTAACTCCCTCTTGGGTGGTCTTATTAAAGGAAAATTTCCTACTGTGACTTGATCAAATACTATTGCTGCCATTTCTCTTCTAGTGCCTTGAGTCTACTGTCAACTTCATCCATAAACTCAACAATATTTAAATATTCTTCCCTTTCGGGTGGTCTATAAAGTAATTTGAATGGCATTGGAATCTGATCGACCTTACTCTTAAGACTCTTAATCGTGCTCACTAAGTTGTTCCATTCCTCCAATGTCACTGAGAAGTTCCTGTTCATTTGATACTTTCTCCTTTCTTGTCATATTATTGTAAATTGTATCTACCGAAAACTCTGGATTCATACCCATATAGTAATCCCCGGCGATGTCCTCAATATTATCGGCAAATTCGTTGAAATTGTCAAATAGTCTCTCCTGTAATACGCCGTCAGGAGTTTTATAATTAATTCGATGTTCCATGGATTTTTTACTGGGGGAATTTTTTTTGTTTCTCGGGATTTTGATTATGGAATTTCCCATTATTATTTAGCGGTCGTCTGGAAACGTTTGTAGGTTAGAAAGAAGGTACTTTTTTCGCTATTACAATTATAATTATCATCAATAATTATAATTAACTGCTATTATTAATACAAACTCACTGTCTATTATTAACTAACAGTGAGTTTCTATTATTAATTCAAACTCACTGTGTGTTAATAACTCAAACTCACAAAATATCATAATTCTGAAAAAATAAAAAAAGAGGTGTAATTTAACACCTCTAATCTTACATTTTTCGAAATTATGATATTTAAGAAATTATCATAATTCTGTGTTTTTCAGATCCCCAGATTTACGTGCTTTCGCTATCACTGAACCGATGCTAATTTCATCAGAATTCCAGTTAGTGAGAAGGGCACGAATATGGGCGACAAACCTATCACTACCCTTGTAAATATATTGCTTTTCAGTATTGCTACGGTAGGTGATATTGACGCCGTTAAATAACACGGCAAGGGAGGCAATTGCTGACGACTCAGTATCACTGAACTCACGATACATCATGGACGGAGTGATCACGAATGAAGCGGACATGTTAGTGTTAGTTAGTGGGAAACGAGTTAGTGTTAGTTAGTGTGGGGAGTTAGTGTTAGTAACTCCCCGCCGCTATCAGACAGCGGTGTTGAGATCTTGTGCCCAACGTGCTAACCGAGCGTTGGACGCTTTGTTAAACACACGGTCAGTGATTGTGCCGTCAAAGTTAATATGACGACCGGCAGACTTGGCACAAAACTTAAGCGCCCGGCGAGCGGATTGAGCGAGTTTGGTATCATCGCCCTGAGTCAATTCCAGGAGACGTTGAGCACGACGACCGCCAATCACACGGGGGTTAGCGATGAGAACTTGGCAGAGGTTGGTATCATCGCCGGTCAGGATAGCGAGGCGAGAGGAAGAAAAACCAAAGGTCATTTTGTGACAAAAGTGAAGTGAACTTAAGGCGGTTTGGGTTTGATCCCTCCCCGTTGAAACCAATATAGGGCATTTTGGGGGTAGTGCCAAAAATGTGTGCCACTTAGTCGGGTGGCACACGGTGACGCCCTTAATTAACACTAACTGCCGTGGCAGTTTGCTTTACTTTCTCACGTTGAATTTTACGGTTCATTCTTGATGCTTTGCCCCATGCACTTCCGGCGGGTTGAGTACCATGAACTAACAGAGCGAAAGGTTCATTCTCAAAGCAAGATTGATCCTGAGAATCTACTTTAAGACCGGCACGGTTAGCATCATCCTCAGTCATAAAAACCTTAGCGTAACGTGTAAACAATCCTTGGTCAATAAGTGAATCAAACTTGCCGCCATATGATGCTGTCATATAGAAATTGGACGGCAAGTTAGCATTAACAAATAGGGGCAAATTCTTCGAGTAGCAGTAGAACTTAAGGTCAGGATTGTGCTGGGCGACTAACACCCACGCCATCAAATATTCCCGGTTAAAGAAGTCGCCAGACTCATGAATCCTAACCAGTTTGGTAGACTTTTTGCGGGCATTTTGTAGAGAATCGTGTATCAGTTGAGCACAATTGTTGTTGTCCAAAGCATCACGAATTAACTTAAGATTGTGCTGTCGGTTGTTGTAAACTCCGTCATATTGAACCTCACTGCTAGCAGCGAAACACCTAAATTCGGTCTCTTTACCATCAACAATAGAACGCTTGCCGTTATCACTTAGTTTGACGAATGACAGGCACTTGCTAGCACCGGGGCACGTAGTTCCGGCAGGCAAATTGAAAATAATTGTTTGCTTGTTGATCTTAGCGTTGCCGTGAGAAAAGCGAAGCATTAGTGAAAAGAATTGTTTGACTTGTGTATACAATACACGATCTGGCGCTCAGTGCTCATTTATTGTGACACTAAAACATCTGGCACATCAGTATCACTAACCTCCAGACTTTTCTGGCAATAATTACACACAGCGGTCAGAGTTACTATCAGAAACTGTGCCACACGGTTAGTGATAGATAGCACCTGCTCTTTGCCGCCTGAGTGATACCAACTCAAAAATGAGTTCTTTATAAACAAGGCGACACCTACGATAACACCTAGGATCGTCGCTAAAGTATAAAGAACACGTTGGACCTGTTCGTTATCAACAACTGTTTGCTTTAGTTGTTGATACTTAGCGGTGATTGGGTTTGTGAGAAGAATTGGGGGGAACATGTCAGAAAAAGTGAATCAAACTGTGTAGGAGAGTTATTAACACAAACTCACTGTCTATTATTAACTAACAGTGAGTTTGAATTAATAATATAAACTCTCGACCACACATAAACATTAACATAAAAATGTATGATTGGAAAATATATGTGACACTAATAATAGTGGCACATATATTACTAATCCCTGTCTGATATATGCCACACTTGAGTATGATTAACAGGTATCAATCCCTGTCTAATCTTATTATTATATTCAGCATCTTTAATTAGTTGTTGTTTATAATCACTCATAACTTTCTTGATAATACTATTATCAGGATCATTAGTATAGAACATATTATCTACTAATTTCATAGTATTACTCCTGTGTAGTATAATCAATATCATATTCATATGATGAATCATCATCATATGATATATCATCATTATCATATGATATCATATGATAATAGTTTAATTCTTGATTATAATACTCTAAGAATGTCATTTTTAATAATAATTAACAATTAACAATTATAATTATCTGTTAAATCTTAAAAAGTCAAAAATCTTAAATTTTGATTTTTTGTGTTTTTTAGTTTTTTGACTTTTTAAGATTTAACAGAATTGGGGGATTTGTCATCCCCCAATATACATCAGATGGCAGAAGTTCCCTTGCTCACCCACATCGCCAACCTCATAGTGCTAGCACGATTAACTGCCTCATTCGTACGTCCGGCAGTCATAGCAGCACGCTTCAAGTCAGTACGGGTAACATCAGTGTCAGCACCGATCATCACCTTACGAGCACCAGTCAGAAGTTGCTTTTGAGTCATCAGTTGATCCTTTGTGTGTGGGAGGTCCGTTCGCCCCCCGATGAACATAGTATGCCTCATCTGACCGCCCTCTAGGCGGTTTAGTGGACACTTCCCCAAACTGTCCACCAGTGCCCTCAGAGACGCCTCTGGTGCCCTATGATTAGGGAAATCAGACGAGGTGTGGGGTAACACCGGAAGTAATTACATCGTCACTGAACCTGCAATAAAATAATAATAAAAAATTGCAACAAAAGAGGGGCGATTGCCCCCCTTAAGTATCAATAATGATGATAAGATGCTTTGGAGTTTGGATCAGTGAACCAGTCATCATTCTCCTCTTCTTCCTCTTCTTTATCCATCTCTGGTGGTGTAATCCAATCATTGATTTTAAGCATGTCTTCGACATCATCCATGCTCATGTATTTGAGGCAGCAAATTAACATCTGCTCATGACTCATAGTGTCATCAGCGATCTCAAGTGCTTGGGAACGGAAGTCGATCATTGATCTCCTTTGGTTTACTTAACCAGTATAGGGACAGGATGGGCAGTCTGTGGTCAGTTGGGGACAGTTCTCAATCCGTCCCCCCATAATGATTTAATGTATACGTCTCCTCTACATTGAAGTCTAATAAACATTCATCTCCCTCTAATTGTTCTTCAATACTTTCTCTAACCCATCCACAGGATAAATTAACATTATCGTTCACAAGTAGAGTTGTGATAATAGTAATTTCCTTCATCAAACCATCTCCTTTTCAGTTTGCTTCACTTTGTTGAACAAATCTACGTATTCCTTATGAATGATTTGTGCTCCTTTCCGATGTATTGAATCACGTTCACCTGTAATAGTATCAATGATGATATTATTCCATTTAATACGAGCATCTAATAATGCGTCAATAATAAGTTGGATTTCGTCTTTAGTGAAGTCAGACATGTGTTGTTGTTTGAATGTGATCATTGTAGAACATATCTTGGGGAGACTGTGCTCCCCAGTGGACACTTCAGGCAGTGACCTCTGCCCAATCTTGACCATTACGAAAGATCATAATAGGATCTCCGTTCAGTTCTACACTCCAATCTAGTGCTATATCAAAAGCATTAGACTCATCATTAGTGGTCTCAATCATATCAGACTCGAAAGGAAGTTTCGGAGTGATGGTAAACATTTGCTGTTCCCTTGACGACTCATTAACAATACAGCATTTGAGACGCTGTGCCTATTTTGTGTGCCACTTAAACAACTGGTCTATTTTGTTCAATTAGTGGCACACTTGATGATAGATTGGTTAATCAATCCCAATCATTGTATTCATCGTAATCTTTGAATTTGGTCTGGCGTTTATTCCTAGATGAATATCTTTTTTGGTTTTGTACTTCATAACCAAAATCTTCATAATCATCTTCAATAAACTGATCTTTTACCGATTCAGTGTATTTACGAGTGGTTTTTGCCATGATTTGAATACTTTTTGATGCTTTTTATTACTATTTGTGATATTTAGTTGTCAAACAGCGACAATTTGAAGAGTTTTGTCTTCTTTAATCGCTCGATTGATAAAACGACCAACACTTTGCTTGTTATCAATCACATTTTGTAGATTAGTAACAAAATTACTATCAGAAGTAGTATAATTATACGATTTACCACTACCCTTAAAGTTAATGGTAACATTACCATTATCTGCTTCTACTTCACTAATAGCAGATGAATCAATGTTTGTGAATTTCATAGTTTAATGATTAACGATTAAATGTTAAAATTACAAAAAACAAAAAATCTTAAATTTTGAATTTTTAAGTTTTTTCATTTTTTGAGTTTTTTGTTTTTTGAGGTTTTTGAGTTTTCTCTCAACCTCATGAACACAGTATATCCCAGATCTCATAGTCTGTCAATACCTGGGAACCACTTTGATATGTGTCCACTCGACTGGTCTCTCATGTTCCCTCCCCGCCACCCCTCAAGTATACTGCCGGGCAGCACACAAAGGACCGCCGAGTGGACACTTCGAGAACTGTCCTATGAGTGGTTGACACAGGTTTGTCAAGTACCTCTGTGCCACTTCGAGAACTGTCATATAATCGCTTGACAATCTCATAGCAGGCGCGCTAAGACAACAGCACCTCCGTACAATATGACGTAATACGACGTAATACGACGTAATACGACATAATACGATGTAATTAGATCA